TCGGCGGCCTCGGCGACGTCCCGCTCGGTCCGCCCGGCCGCGACCGCGGCGACGGCGGCTTCGCGGAGGAGCCGCTCGGCCTCCTCCCGCATCGCCACGTAGGCGCGCCCGGCCCGCGCCACGGGGTCCGCCCCCGGGCCCGCGGGGGGCTCGGGGGCGGACGTGCCAGCCGGGGCTGAGGTGGTCACAGGCCCACCGCGCGGCGGACCGCGACCTCGACGCGGCCGGCGAGGTCCTCGGCGGTCCCGCCGCACTCCGAGTCGGTGTGGACGGTGGCGGCGAGGAGGTCGTCGCCGTCGGCGTCGTACACGGTCCACGTGACGCACGGCTCGGCGTCGCCCTCGTGCGCGTCGTCGGCGCCCCACACGACCGTGGTGCCGTCGCTGGTGAGCCGGTAGAGGGCGCGGGAGGGCTCGATCGTGTCCCGGTGGACCCGGGCGCCCACGCGGTGGAAGACCTCACGGGCGGCCTCCTCGGCGACGCCATCGGCGTGGGCCCACTGCCCGGCGGTCTCGGTGCTGGTCATCGTGTCCTCCTGGTCTCCCGGGGCCGGTGCCCCTGTCGTGAGACCAGCATGGCACACCCGTGGTGGCGACGCAACCACTCGGCACGCCTATTTTCCCTCAATTTCTGGGGGGCCCGGGCGTCGTCAGCGCCGGGCCCCTCGTCGTCGCGGGGCATCAGGCGCCGTGGCAACTAGTTGACAGACCGGGGCTTCGCCTGCATACTAGTTGGCATGAGCACTGAGACGGTCCCCTACTACTACGAGTTCCCCGCAGTCGTGACCAAGACGGGGCGGCGAGCGATCAAGGGCGACGCCGCGGCCCTGCGGGCAGCGGCCGCCCAGGGCGCGCTCGTCGTGCTCGACGCGAGCGGCAAGGCCGTCCGGACGCCCGTCCGGAGCGTCGGCAAGTCCTGGGTCGAGGACGGCCGGGAGGTCTGCTACGGCTACCGCGAGCTCACGACGCCCGCGCCGGCTCGCCAGGCCGCGCCGGCCCGGAGCGGCCGCAGCAACCGCCGCCGCGGCGGCTGCATCACCGACGGCAACTGCTCCAGCTTCGGCCGCGGCCAGTCCTGTGGCGCCCACGACTGCGACGGGTGGTGACGGGGCATGAGCCTCTGGAGAATCGAGACCGACGCCGACCGGGACAAGGCATGCTCGCTGTCCCGTGGGCAAGACCCCCAGCACGACGGGGCCGTCGACGCCGGCGACTGGTCTCAGGGCGGGCGGCTCGGCATCGAGCACACGGGCCCCTACCGGACCGTCATGATCTCCGCCCGGGCACTGGTCGCGGCCGATCACCGCGTCATCGTCGAGCCGGTGCAGCCCATGGGCCGCGACGACGCCCTGGAGTGGCTGGCCCGCTACCGCGACGCCAGGGCCACGATCACCGAGGCCGTCGCGGCCGCGGTGCTCCACGGGGTCAGCCAGTCGGAGATCGCCCGCCTCTGCGGCATGAGCCGGGAGGGCGTCCGCCGCACCATCGAGCGGACCCCGATCACCCCCACCGGCTCCTGGTCCGCCTGACGGCCGGGCAACGACGACGGCGCCCCCCGCGCCCGGCGTGTGCCGGGAGCGGGGGGCGCAAGGAGGCGGGGACGGGCTCGGGCTACCGCTGCGAGCGGCTGGCGAGCACCTCGCCCTGGACGTCGTACGACGGGGCGCGCGGGATGCCGAGGAGGACCCCGAACCACGGGTGCACGCGGCGCTCCAGCAGGGTCACGAGCGCGTAGTACCCGGCGACCGCGGCGACGTCGAGCGCGGTCACCCACTGGGCGGACAGCTCGTCGCCGACGGGCAGGCCCCGGCGGGCGAGCCAGGCCAGCGCGAGGCCGACGACGACCGGCACGACGGTGCGGATGGTGGCGACGATGACGGTGCCGAGCATGGTCACTCCTGGTCGTCGGGGGGCTGGTAGGCACGGCGCGGGCGGGGGGGCGGCGTGGTGCCGGGGGTGTTGCGGCGGACGTCGTCGACGGCGTCCCACATCGACGCCCCCCCGTTCGGGCGGATCTCGCTCTTGATGACGGCGACGTCGGCCTCGAGGTCGGCCAGGCGGTCCAGCACGCCCTTCGACGGGGGGCGCCCGGGTCGCCTCGGCTCCCCGTTCCAGTCCCGGAGGAAGTACTGGATCTTCCGGGCGAACCGCCAGAGCCCGAGGAGGGCACGGAGCAGCACGAGCAGCGCCGTCACGGCCGCCGCGGTCATGACCAGGCCCGCGACGACCTCAGCGAGGGGGACGTCCACGAGGGGACGGACTCAGGCCCCGCCGGCCGGCAGGGCCGCCAGTGCCTCGACGGGGTTCTCGGTGTCGACGTTGACGACGCGCACCAGGGCGCGGGCGAGGTCGTCGGCGTCGATCTGGACGACGACTCCGGGGTCGGCGGCGACCTCCGCGCGCAGCTCGTCGAGGGCGGCTCGCAGGGTCGCCAGGACCTCGCCGGTCTCCAGCAGGAAGCGGACGACGCGGGCGTGCGTCGCCGCGGCGTCCGCGAGCCGGATCATGGTGAACCCGGACTTCGCGACGGTGCCGTCCGGGCGGGGCGCCTCCCGACCCTGCTCGTCGCGGAGCTTGAGGTCCTCCCACCCGGTGAACACCACCCGGCGGGCGATGGCCGCGGCGGCGGCGTCGCTGATCGTGTCGACGTGGCCCATGTCGTCCTCCTCGGGGTCGGGGTCGACGACCCACACGGTGCGGCCGTCGATCGTGCGGGCGTGCGCGGTGACGGCCTCGCCGGCGCAGCTCGTCTGCATGTGGTCGCGGTGGGAGTCCACGGCGAGCCCGGCCGGCTTGACGTCGGAGTTGCGGAGCATCGTCACGCCGGCGTTGACGGCGTCGAGCAAGTCCCGGGTCGGGGTCTCGGAGCCGCCGATGACCGAGCAGACGGCGTACCGGTAGCCGTTGGCGGGGCCGGTGGCGGCGGTGCGGACGCCGGCGCCGCGGCCAGCGAGCAGCCACCCGTGCTGGCAGGCGCCGAGGGTGTAGGCGATGTCCGCCCAGCCCCGGCCGCCGTCGGCGACCGGACGCATGTGGAACGCCTGGAAGCCCCGCCACAGGGCCAGGCACCGGGGGTGCCCGGTGAGGGCGATGGCGACGCCCTGGGCGGCTCCGGCGTAGTGCAGCGTGGTCCCGGTCGGGGCGATCTCGGTGGACCGGCGCTGCGGCGGGACGAGGCCGATCTGCGCCCGGGTGAGCAGCCCGCGGTAGGTCACGAGGCCGGCCCCCCGTCAGGTGCGTCGTCGCCGTCGAGCCAGACGGGCTCGGCGGCGCCGGTGTGGTCGGTGGTGGCGTCCCACGGCTCGGCGGCGTTGTCGTCGAGGGTGACCAGGGGCACGCCGTCGTCGAGGTCGGGGACGAGCTGGGCCGGGTCGAGGGACGGGTCGAGGGCCATCGGGACTCCCGTCGTAAAAGGTTGCTCGCGTTAACACTTTCCGCTAGTGTTGACGCATCGCAACGGAAAGGGGACAGTGGTGGACGACGGCAAGCGGATCCGCAAGGCCCTGGAGGCCCAGGGCTGGCGCATCCGAGAGGGCAGGAAGCACCTCCTGGCGTTCCCGCCCGACCCGGAACTGCCCGCGGTGACGCTGCCGTCCACGCCCAGCGACCACCGGGCGTGGAAGAACGCCATCGCCACGCTGCGGCGCAGCGGCTTCCAATGGCCGCCGCCCGGGAAGGGGAAGCGACAGCCGTGACGACCCTGCTGATCCCCCAGGTGCCCGAGCTGCGGGAGTGGCAGGTGCACGTCGACGTCCGCCTCGCCGAGGCGATCCCCGGCCCGGTGCAGGGCGTCGACGCCGCGGAGGCGTCCGAGGCCCTCGTCGACGCCCTCGCCGATCACCACGCCGCCGGCGGGGCCGGCGGGGACCGGGCGGCGGTCACGCTCACCGTGACCGGTCCTGACGCCGTGACGGTCGCCGGTGCGGCCCGGGATCTCGTCGTCGACGCCCTCGCCGGGATCGGGCTCGCGGTCGGCGACGTCCTGGCGGTCGAGGTCGTCGACGCCGACGTCGCCGACGAGCGCCTCGAGCGCCCCGACATCCCCGACCTCGTGAGCGCCGTCGACGTCGCCGAGATGCTCGGGGTGTCCCGCCAGCGCGTCCACCGCCTCGCCGAGCGCCCCGACTTCCCCGACCCGCTGCTGCACCTCGGCGGGCCGATCTGGGTCCGCGCCGGGGTGCAGGCGTGGGCCGAGACCTGGCCGCGGCGGTCCGGGCGCCCGCCGCGCCCGCACGTCGCCTGAGCGTCACAGCAGGACGGCCCCGGCGACCATCTCGGCGTCGCTGTAGTTGACGTTGGAGGCGCCGGGGGTGATGTTCCCGGCCGCGGCCGACACGGTGCCCGTGCCGGACCTGTTCACGAGGAGCACCTTGATCCGCAGCGTCTCGCCGGCGGCGATGGGCTGCTTGGCGTGCGTCATGAGCCCGACCTCGCCCCCGGTGGCGTCGACCCGGGGGGACGTCTCGTTGCGGCGCAGGACCCCGCCCACGCTGTCCTCGATGACCAGGATGATCGCCGGGCGGGCGCCGGCGGCGGAGCCGCTCGCCACGCAGCTCGCGAGGACCCGCAGCAGACCGCCGCGGGTGAAGGGGCTGGTGACGGTCTGGTTGAGCAGCTCCACCGCGGTCGTGCCGACCCCGGACGCGGCGGCGTGGGCCCAGGACCCGTGCGCGGTGTTGAGGTCGGCCGCGGCCTGACGGTTCCCGGCGAGCCAGGTCACAGCGCAGTCCTCACAGCACGGCCCTCCCGGGTCTCCAGAGCCGGACGTCGGCGCCGGCGGCGTGGGCGCGGGCGTAGCCGTCGACGCCCCGGGTGACGGTCATGGTCTGCGGGGAGGTGGACCCGGTGACGGCGGTGACCCTGACCCGCTCGACGCCGCCGAGGACCAGGTCCATCGGCAGGTCCCCCGCGGCCTGGGTCCAGACCGGGCCGAGGCTCGTGGCCACCGACAGCGACGTCGCGGTGTCGGTGACCGCGGAGGCGATGGTGGACCCGGCGGTGTCGGCGCGGGACCTCGCGCTGTTGTCGGCGGTGTCGTCGAGGGTCGAGGCCCGCCACAGGTCCGCCGGGCTCGTCGCGAAGGTGACCCGCCACTCGTAGGCGGACAGGGTCTCGGTCCAGCCCTCGACGACCTGCCGCAGCCCGCCGAGCGCGAGCCACGCCGGGGTGCCGGTGACGGTGAGGACGGACCCGACCTCGGTGGCGTCCACGGCGTCGATGCGCCCCGGGGACGCGGCGAGGTCGACGGAGACCGCGGGGACCCGCAGCTCGTCCCACGTGCCCTCGTGGACCCGCCACGCCGCGTGCTGCTCCGCCTGCTCGTCCCGCAGCAGCGTCAGGTCGGCCGAGTCCCGGTACCGGCCGATCCCGGCCGGCGGCTTCGCGGTCGAGAACGCCCCGGTCGTGATCTCGACAGTGGCCTGCGCGCCCCCGCGGCGGGTCACGGTGACGTCGTTGCGGACCCGCTGGTCGTCGTCGCTGGGCTCCAAGGGCGGGGCGACGTCGACGCCCCACGTCAGCGCCAGCGTCGGGGCTGCCTCGGCGGCGTACAGGTCCTCCCGGCCCAGCCACCGCAGCCGCCCGGTCACCTGGTCCTCCACGACCGCCCCACCCACCTGGGCGGTGTCGTCGAGCAGGTCCAGCAGCTCCCCCCGCGGCTGCACGCCCATCCGCTGCGACGACCGGCGGGCGGTCACGACGACCGGGACGTCCTCCTCGGTGGCCAGGCGCACGAACCGGGCGTCGGCGGTCTCCCACCGCCCGCCGAGGGCGAAGCCGTTGAACTGCGCGGCCGCGTCGAAGATCGACCGGACGCGGTCGAACAGGGCGACGTGGACCACCGAGAGGTCGGGTGTCGACGCGGAGCCCTGGGTGACGGACCGGAACCGCCCGAACGTCCGGCCGGTCACGGTCTGATCGGCCAGGATGAACCCGACCGCCGCGCCCTCCTCGTACACGGCGGCGACGACGTCGATGTCGGCGCCGACCTGGCGCAGCTCGACGCCGATGAGCCACCGGCCGCGGTCCAGCTGGCCGGCGAAGCCGTAGGTCGGGTTGTGCAGGACGTTGCCGTCGCCGTCCTCGACCTGCACCCGCAGGGCCCCGGCGTTGTTGACCACGAGCCGCCACACCGGGGCGGTGCCCGTCATCGACCACCGGATGAGGGTGATCTCGCTGACGCCCCACCCCGAGTCAGGGATGTCGACGTGCGTCCACACCGTCGCCTCGCCCACCCCGGGCGGCGACAGCGGGACGCGGGCCTCGAGGGTGGCGGTGCCCATCACCGGGCCCGGCGCTGAGCCGGCCCACCCGTCGCGCCGGCCGCGGGTGGCCCCGGCGACGACCTCCATCGGCGGGTACCCCAGCGGCGACCCGAACGTCGAGCCGACGCCCATGTTCTCCCCGCCGTCCTCCAGCGGCCAGTACCCGACGACGTCGAGCGCGGCCGCGGACTCCGGGGTGCCGAGCACCCGGCGCAGCGGGGACACCAGCGGGTCCTGGCCCTGCCCGAGGCGGCGCAGGACACCGGACGCCTCGGCGGGGACGTGCAGGTCGCGGACGGACACGTCGGTGCGGGGCGGCCAGGCGGTCACCTCGCCGACGAACCGCGGCGACTCGGGGTCGATCTCGACGTCGTCGAACTCGATCACCGGGGTCGTGTTGGTGTTCCCGGCGGTCTTCACCGCGCGCAGGAGGAGCCGGCCGCGGCGGGGCTCGACCCGGTCGGGCAGGGTCACGACCAGCTGCCACGTCGTGGGCTCGGCGCCTGTGGTGTCCCACACCCGGGCGTACACCCGCTCGCCCATGACCTTGGCCCGCAGCCGGAGGAGCTGGGCGGCGCCGGTGTGGGTGAGCCCGGCGACCGTGACCGCGGTCTCGGTCGCCGGTGAGGACGGGTCGTCGTACGCGACGCGCAGGCCGACCGCCCCGCCGGGCCGGAGCTCGGCCCGCGCCTGCACCTGCGACGAGCCTCCTCCGGGAGGCACGGGGAACGCCCCCAGCTCGCAGCCGATTTCGAGCTGGTCCCCGGTGGCCAGGGGGGCGGCGAAGCTGAAGGCCACCTCGGCGTCCGCGCACTGCGACCCGCTCGGGTTGCACAGGCGGACCTGCGCCCCGGCCCCGGTGATGGTGATCCGCCCGCGACCGCCCGACACGCTGAAGTCGGAGGACGGGGAGAACACCACCCAGGCCGGGCCGTCCTCGCTCGGCGTGCCCCACCCGCCGGATACCGTGCGGGTGAAGCTGTCTCGGACCCGGGACAGGGCCGGGGAGTCCGGGCGGGTCGCGACCCGGATCGGGGTGTTCCGCTTGAGCAGCCCGTAGAGGTCACTGGCGGGGTTGCGGGGGGAGTACCGGCCGGTGCGGTTGTTGAGGGTGAGCTGGCACTCGGTGGGGTCGGCCTGGGTGGCCTCGGCGGAGCGGCCCCGGGTGATCTGGATGCCGTCGCGGACGTAGACGTCGGAGGTGATGTCGACCGGCGCGGTGGCCAGCAGGAGGTCGACCCGCACGGCCAGGGGGTCCTGGGGGAACGGCACGGGTCGACCCCCTCCTGGTGCTCCGTCGGCGGGTGATCCGGCGGGTGGTCAGGCGCGGGCGCCGAGGACGATCTCGACGCGCCCGCCCCGGGTGCGCACCGACCGGCGCAGCACGGCGAGCAGGAGCCGGCCGACCTCGGAGTCCGACACCTCCAGGCGCACCGTCGGCGTCCCACCACCGGCAGCGGCGTCGGCGCGGCGGTTACCGCGGGGCAGGGGGACGACGGCCTCGTCCTGCCCGCCCTCCCCGAGGATCGCGAGCACCCCGCCAGGGGTGGCCTGGACGATGCCGCCCTCGGCGAGGGTGGGGATGTTCGGGACGTTGAAGCCGCGCCCGCCGACGCCGGGCACCCAGGACGGGACGGTGAAGCTGATCGCCCCGGGGCCCCGGTTCCACCACCGGGCGATCGAGTTGAAGGCGTCCCGGAAGGGGGAGGAGATGCGGTCGGCGATGCCGGCGAGGGCGGAGCCGATCCGCCCGGGCATCCCCCGGAACCAGTCGACGACGGCCGCGGCCCCCGACTTGATCTTGTCCCAGTTGCGGGTGATCGCGAGGACGGCCAGTCCGATCGGCCCGGTGATGATGGCGAGCAGCAGGGGCCAGTTCGTCTTGACCCACTGCCAGACCGTGTTCGCCCCGGACTTGATCTTGTCCCAGTGGCGGACGATCGCGGACACCGCGAGCCCGATCGGCCCGGTGAGGATGGTGAGGAGCAGCGGCCAGTTGCCCTTGATCCAGTCCCAGACGGCGACGGCGGCGGCCTTGATGCCGCCCCACGCCCACGACCAGAGCTGCTGGAACCACGTCGTCTTCGTCGCGATCAGCACGATGATCGCGACGAGGGCGACGATCCCGAGGACGATCCACGTGATCGGGGAGGCGAAGAACGCCGTGTTGAGCAGCCACTGCACCGCCGTCCACGTCGCCGTGGCGCCACGGACCACGGCCATGGTCGCGGCGTAGGCGACCATGCCGACCTTGACGGCCAGGACGGCGCCGGCGAGGACCCCCAGGGTGATCGCGAGAGCCTGGACCGTGCCCTGGTTGCGCTGGGCCCAGTCGGCGGCCCTCCCCAGGGCGTCGGCGGTAGCCGTCAGGTACTCCACGGCCTTGAGCGCGTAGGGCTCGAGGGCGACGTACCCGCGGTTCTTGAGCATCTGCAGCTTCTCGGAGAAGTCCGCGGTGTCGCTGGACGCCGCGGCGATCGTCTCGCTGCCCCCGGACACGGTGGCGACCAGCTCGTCGACCTCGAAGCGGCCCTCCCGGATCGCCGCCGCCATGTCGGGGCCGGCGCGGGCCCCGAACAGCTCCAGGGCCAGGGCGTTGGCCGTGCCGGTGTCCCCGGCGGCCTTGATGGCCTCGACCTGCTCCCGGAACGCCGCGACGGGCTCCTTGCCGTCCTTGGCCAGGCGGCCGAGCGCGACCCGCATCGAGCCCATGACGAGCTCGGAGTTGACGCCCTGCTGCTCGAACTGCCCGAGCAGGGCGATCGACTCGTCGAACCCGAAGCCCATCTGCCGCAGCGGGGCGCCGAACTGCACGACCTTGTCCGCGAGGGCGTCGACGCCGATGCCGGTGGACTGCGAGGTCCGCCACAGCTTGTCCAGGGTCGCGGCCTGGTCCCCGGTGGCGATGCCCCAGTCCCCGAACACCCGGGTCGTCGACTCGATGAGCGCGCTGGTGTCCTCCCCGGAGACCTGCCCGAGGCGGACCATCGTCTCGGTGAGGGACTCCAGGTCCTTGCCGGTGGCCCCGGTGCGGGTGTTGAGGTCGGCCAGCGCCTGGGACACGGTGGCGGTGTCGGCGGGGACGTCGACGAGGGCGTTCTTGAAGTCCTGCTGCAGGCCGGCGAGGGCGTCGCCGGTGGCCCCGGTGCCGGTGCGGATCGTGTCGTAGGCGGCGTCGAGGTCCTGGCCGACCTTGACCAGGCCGGCGCCAGCGGCGACGACCCCGGCGGCGATCCCCGTCGCCATGGCGTCGAAGGCGCCGCGCACCTTGCCTGCGGTCGCCGACGCCTTGTCCTTGCCGAGGATCGTGAAGATCAGGGAGGTGTCGGTCACCGGGGCCGACCTCCTCGCCGTGCCGGGTCGTCAGCAGGTCGTCAGCAGGGTCGTCAGCGGCGGCGGCCGCGGGAGCGGGCCCTGTCGGCGCGGTCCTTGGCCTCCCGGGACTCCCGGTTCACCTGGTCGATGTGCGCGCACGCCTGCTGGAGCTGGGCGACGGTGAGCCGGCCGAGGTCCCACGGGGGGATGTGCAGCTCGATCGCCAGCGCGAGCCAGTACCGGTCGAGGCGCTGGGCGACGGTCAGGTCGCCTCCGTTGCCTTGGTCGCCGCTTTTCCCCGCCGACCGCCGGCCGCCGGGGCCGCGTCCGGGTCGCCGCCCTCGACGGGCTCGTCGGTGGGCTCGTCGGTGGCGACGACCTCGCCGGGCACGGTCCGCCCGTCGCGTTCGGCCTCGCGGGCCAGGGCGGTGGCCAGCTCCCCGCGCATGCCGGCGATGACCGCGTCCTTGGTCTCGGTGTCGGCCATCGGGGACTTCTCGGCCTGGGTGATCAGCTCCTGCAGTTCGACCGAGGAGTAGGTGATCTCCAGCTCCCCGAAGAGGTAGTCGGGGGTGTCCTCCCACCGCAGGGTCGGGTGATCCCGGCACAGCAGGTGCCACAGCAGCAGCCGCCGGGCCCGGGCGGAGCCCTGCTGGACCTCCGCGGACCACTTCGCGAAGGACCCGCCGTAGCGACGCTCGACCCGCTCGGCCTGCGAGGCGGGGACCCGGCGGGCGTCGAACTCCCACTCCCGGGCCTCACCGTCGGCGGGGGTGTAGGTCACGATCACGGGCGGGGGCCTCCTCGGCTCGACGGGCGATCAGCGAGTGGTCGGCGGGTGGTCAGCGGGAGCGGTCGGCGATGCGCTGGGCCATGGCCTCGACGGCGGCCTTGACGGCCGCCCGGTACTCCCCGGCGCGGCGGCGGACCGTGTCGTCGAACCACCGGGGCTTGCCGACCTGGGTGACGAAGGACCCCTCCCGGCCGAACACCATCCGCCGCCAGCCCTTGCGGGACTGGGTGCGCTTCGGGGCGTGGGTGAACCCACGCAGGTTCGGGGTGCGCCGGGCCCGCACCCGGGCGCCGGTCGCCCGGCCGGACAGCCGGGCCTCGGCGCGGATCCGCTGGGCGATGCCGGCGCGCAGGGGTGGGGCCCCCGACCGGGCCGAGGCGATGGTCATGACGGCGTTGCGGGCGTCGGTGACCGCGGGCTCCAGGGCGCCCCGCATGTTCTTCGCGAGATCGCGGCGCAGCGCCTTGCCGTCCTCCTCGGCGCGCAGGGCCTTGGCGACCTCCTGGACGCGTTCCTGCTGGACGGTGAGCTGGACCGGCACGACTCGTCCTCGTCTCGCTCAGGCGACGAGCCGCTGGACCTGCCCGGACGTCGGGAAGGCCACCGACGCGGTCGCGGCGTCACCGACGGAGCCCTGCAGCGGCGTCCACGTCCGGACCAGCGCCGAGCCGGTGTAGGCGGGGTTGGACGCGGACCGGGCGGCCTGGGTGGCGCGGACCTCGAACGGCACGACGGTCCCGAGCAGCGGCCACATGATCGAGTCCAGGGCGCCGGCGTCGAAGTCGTTGAAGAACTCCAGGGACAGCTCGGCGTCCTTGAGCCCGCCGATCCGCTCCCGCCACCCAAGGCTGGTGAACACGGTGACGTCGACGTCGTCGACCTCGGCCTCGACCTCGGCCTGGGAGCAGAACGCGGCGAGGTTGTTGGCGTTGATCGTGATGAACTGGGCGGTGAGGACCATCTTGGCCATGCGTGCTCCCCGGGGCTCTGCTGCGTGTCGGTGGTCTCGTCGTCGAGGTGGTCGTCGAGCTGGTCAGGCGGGGGCGAGGGCGACGACGAACAGCACGGACCCGGTGCCCGTGATCGTCCACGCGGTCCGCCACCACGTGTCCGTCACCGGCCCGGGCACGGGAAGGAACTGGCCCTGCGGGGACCCCGCCGCGGTGACCGCCGCGAACGTCGCCCGCGTGACCGGGGAGGCGAACCCGGACGCGTCGTCGGACTCCACCCGGGCCGTGAACGTCGGCGTCCCCGTGACCGACAGGACGTGCAGGGAGGCGTTGAGCCGGCGGTTCGTCGCGATCGCGCCGAGGTTGCGGGCGACGCCGGTGCCGTCGACGGTGCGCGCGGTGCCCGGGGGGTGGGCGATGACGCCGCGGCCCACCGGCCCGGACGACATCCCGGTCAGCGCCCACGGGGCGACGGACCCGACCTCCCCGAACAGGGTGTAGGCGCCCTCCAGGAACTGCCCCGTGTACGCCAGGGCGCCGTCGGCGGCGCCGGCCGGGGCGATCGACCACGGTCCGCGGCCGCCGAGCTGCACCCACGCGGCGTCGTCGACGAGGGTGAGGTCCCCGGCCTCCCACTGCCCCTCCCCGGTGACCTCGCCCTCCCCGAGCCCGCCGATCCGCTCCCGCCACCCGGCGCTGGCGAAGTTCGTGGTGTCGAGGTCCTCGACCTCGGCCTCCAGCTCCACCTGGTTGGACGCCGCGGTCAGGTCGGCGCCTCCGGTGAAGAGCCGGACGTTGGTGAGGACCAGCTTGGCCACGTCGGGTCCTCCTGAGCTGGCGGGCGGTCAGGTGCCGGGGCCGATGACCCGGATCTGGTACTCGATGCCGAGGTAGGTGGCGTCGGTGTGGACGTACCAGCGGTGGGCGCTGGCCCGGCGGACGTGGAGGTCGTCGGCGGCGCCGCCGAGGGCGGGCTGGCCGGGGGCGCCGCGGGCGGCCTCGAGGGCGGCCTTGAGCGACGTCGGCCCGGCGCCCCGCAGGAGCTGGTTGAGGTAGCGCTGGGACGCGCGGTCGTCGCCGCGGTTGACGAGCACCCGGAACACCAGGGTGATCTCGTCGAGGCCGCGGGCGTGGGCGCGGTCGTAGTCGATGTCGAGCTCGGCGACGAACCCGCACGGTTCCGGGACCGAGTCCGGGACGTAGGCGAGGGTGTTGAGCCTCGGGGAGATCGTCACCGTGCGGGCGGCCGCGGCGATGGCGGTGGCGACGGCCTCGACGTCCACCTCGAGCCCTCCTCAGGCGATGCCGGGTCGGCGGAACGGGGCGAGGAGGGCCTCGACGTCGGGGTCGACGCGGGCGACCCGCACCGCCCCCCACTCCGCTGAGCCGAGGACCCCTTCCGGGGAGTCCCGGCGCTTCCACAGCCGGTGGGCCTGGAGGGTCGCGGCGTGGCGGACCGCGGCCGGGACGGCCGGCCACCCCCACCGTGCGGTGACCCGGATCCGGGTGGCCCCGGTCGGCCACGACGGGCCGCCGGGGCGCAGCAGGGACGTCACGGCCCGCCCGCGGTCGAGGGCGTCCAGCGGCTCGGCCTCGACCCCGGTGAGCGGCGTCCACCCGGCGACGGTGGTGCCGGTCTCGACGACCAGGCCGGCGAGGGAGCCGATGTCGGGGACGAGGAGGTGCTCCCCGGCGGCGTCGACCGCGACCCGCCCGTACGGGGACAGCACCCGGGGGGCGGCGGTGGGGGCGACGGTGAACGTCCGCCCGCAGTGGTCGTCGACGCCGGCCTCGGCGGCGGCGATGACGTCGTTCAGCAGGTCGTCCCGGTCGCTGCTCTGCTCCTTGAGGGAGGCCTTGAGCTTGGCCAGGTCGACGTAGACGCCCATTCAGGATCCCGATCGGGTGCGGGGGGTGGTGGTCAGCCGCCGGCGCGGGTGTTGCCCGGCGGGGCCGTCGCGTCCTTGGGTGGGGTGGACCGGGTGTCGCGGCTCGCCTGGCGGGCCTTGAGCTGGATGTCGATCTGCTCGACCCGGTCGGTGAGGCCGCGGGAGACGGCCGTGGCCCGCTCCCGGCGCAGCGCGGCGACCATGGTGTCCCCACCGGCGTCGATGATCTTCTTGGGCATGAGGGGGCCTCCGGGTTCCGAGGTCGAGGAGATGACGGGGTGGCCCGCCGCCGGCGCCGGTGAGGGCGGCGCCGGCGGCGAGGGGGAGGTGGGATCAGAAGGTCGGCGGGATGAGGCCGGTGCCGCCGATGACCCGCGCCTGGGCGTAGCGGGCGTGGGTGTAGGCGAAGTACCCGTACAGGACCAGGGTGACGCCGAGGGACGTCACGGCGGTCTGTTCGGCCCGGATGAACAGCGGGGCGTCGGGGTCCTCCCACAGGTGGCACTCGTTGCGGTCGACGACCCCGATGACGTCCTCGTTCGTCCCGGCGCCGAGGTTCGTGGGGATGTTGTTGTCGACGACGACGGGGGTGCCGTTGGGCAGGATGCCGCGGAACCCGGCCCCGTACCGCTCGGCCAGGTTCACCCCGCCCTGCTGGGCGGGGATCCCGGGCTGGCCGATGAACGGCCACGTGGTGCCGACCTGGGACTGCATCCAGTACCAGCGGCGGGAGTGCATGACCGCGAGGGTCTCCCCCGACGCCTGGTCGAGCAGAGCGGCCTCGACCCCGGACAGGGCCTCCAGGACCTTGGGGTACAGCTCGGCGGCCGTCGGGGTGAGGTCGGTGTAGGCGACCGCGGTCCCGACCGCGACCAGACCGGTCGCGGCCTGGTTGATGATCGTCGAGTCGACCGAGGAGAAGTACCGGCGGGTCAGGTCCTCGACCGTGACGTCCTCGGCGTTCGTGGACCGCTCGACGGCCTGCCGGGACATGGTCTGCCGCCCGGCCGTGGTCTGCACCGGGATCGACAGCTGGGTGTCGTCCATGTCCTGCTCGGTGACCAGGGAGTTCTGGGCGGCCTGCAGGCCCACCGCGCTCGGGGTCGTGATCCGGGACAGCTCCACCGTCATGCCGGACGCGGGCAGCTCGTGGCCGCGGATCGCGTTGGCGAACGGCCGGGCGGCCGCAGCGGCCGGGGCGTAGAGGTCGGTGAGGTACTGCGGGACGGTCAGGCCGGCGAACGCCCCGGTGCCGGTGGCCCGAGTCATGTACTGCCCGCGCTCGGCCAGCTCCTCCTGCTTGTGCCGGCGCAGCCGGTCCTGCGCCTCCCAGTCCTGCATGAGGAACGCCGCGGCGACGTCGCGGAGGAAGTCCTGCCCGACGTCGAACCCGGGCCGGAACCGCTCCGTCCGGGAATCCCACGCCCGCTCCTTGTGCGGGGCGTAGGTGCGCTCCTCGGCGCCGACCCGGACGGTCTGCTCCCGGGTCCGCACCTGGGGGGCACCGGTCGGGTTCCGCTGCTTCTGGCCCTCCTCGATCCGCTTCTCGTCGGCGATGGCCGACTCGACGTCGGCGATGGCCTCGTCCCGCTCCTTGATCCGGGTGTCGACGGCGGCGACTTGGGCGCGAGCCGCCTTGGCCTTGGCCTCGGCGGCGTCGATCTCCTCGATCGTGGCCGTGTCGACGAGGGCCGCCCGGGCGGCGGCGATCTCGGTCTCGTGCTGGGCGCGCTCGGCGACCAGCCGGTCCCGCTCGGCCCGGTACCGGGCGAGGAGCTGCTGAAGGGTCACGGGTCCTCCTGTGTCTCGTGCACTCACGGGTGCGGGTGTGGGTGCGCGTCCGTCAGGAGCCGGGACCCGGGACCCGCCGTCAGGGCAGGGCGCGGGGCGCGGCGCGCGAGCAGTTGCGCTGGTGGCGATGACGTCGATCCGGCTGCGAGCCCCGGCCAGGTGCTCGGCACGACGGGCCTGGTGCAGCCGCTCAAGGCGGGCGTCGGGGGCCGCCCGGAGGGCGGCGGAGGTGTGGGGGTTGGCGCCGTAGCCGACGATGGCGACGTCGCCGCGGTGGATGTCGACGGCGTGGATGTGGTACTCGGTCCAGTCCTCCGACCAGCGCCCGGAGACGATCCGGAACGCGAACGACATCTCGTCCATGAGTCCGGCACGGATCTTCGGGGCGATCGCGCGGACGTCGACGTCGTCGCCGGGCAGAGCCGGGGCGAGCACGTGCAGCCCGGTGGGGTCGACGTCGGCGACCTCGTCGAGGATCAGGGGGGAAACGGCGTTGCCGGTGCGGGCGATGCGCCGCAGCTGGTCGTGGCCGATGACGAGGGGCACGTCGAGGGCCTCGGCCGCCAGGGTCTCGGCGAAAGCGCCGACGTGGACGGTCTCCTCGTACGGGCCGAAGAGGTCCCACATCTCGTAGGCCCGCCCGGTGACCGACGCCATGCCGTCGAAGACCAGGGTGCCGGGGGCCTGGCCGTCGCGGATCTCGGCCCGGGACAGCCGCGCCGGCACCCTCGCGGTGGACCGCGGTGCCTCGTCGGCACGCCGGCGGGCGGGGCGGTCGGTGTGCTGGCGGACCTGACGGGCCCGCTCGCGGGCGGCGTCCCGGCCGGTCGTGGTGAGGAGGACGGGGCCGCTCATCGTGGGGCCTCCCAGGCGCGGTACGGGTCGAGGGCTTGGGCTTGCTGCGCGGACGGCTGGCCGACCTGCTGCGGGGCGGTGCGGGCGCCGAAGAGCCGGTCGAACTCGGCGAGCTGGTCGTCGGTGAACGGCGGCAGGTCGTACAGGGCGCGGACCTCGCTGGGGGCGCGGACCCGGCCGGCGACGTCGCCGACGAGCACGCCGGCGCGGGTCTGCGGGTCCATGCGGAGCAGGGCGTCGGAGTTGAGCTTGACGAAGCGCGGCGAGGAGGTGAGCTTCGTCAGCGTCGCCTCGCGGCGGGCGATCGCGGGTCCCATGTGCAGCACGAGCAGCTGCACGAACCGCTGGGTGACGTTGGCGTAGGTGATCGTGCCGCCGGGGGTGGCGGCGTCGATGACGTCGCCGGGGACGTCGAGGAACCGGGCGACGTCCTGGGACCCCCACCGGAGCTGCTCCAGGAACCCGGCATCCTCGGCCGCGACGGCATCCGCGGTCCACTCCCAGTCCTTGCCGGTGACGAAGACGTCCCGGTTGGCGGTGGCGGCCTTGAATCGCCGCTTGGCCTCGTCGGCGACGTCGGCGACGACCGCCTTCTCGGTGTTGCGCAGCGTCCCGACGGGGTGGGCGCCGTCCTGCTCGTACCAGTCCAGGGCGTACTCCTGAGCGGCGAGGTACCCGCCGATGGACCGGGCGGCGGCCTGGATCGGGGACAGCCCGACGGCTGACCCGGGCGGGGTGTACTGCCGCTCGTGCCACAGGTCGGAGAGGGGGACCTCGGTGCCCCCGTAGCGGACCCTGGCGATGCGGTGGTCCCGCATGGTGACCCGGACGTCGGCCGTGGGGAGCAGCTCGATCTGCGTCGGAACGCCGAACCGGTCACGCTCGCGCACGACCCCGAAGACGTTGCCGTACCGGTCGAGGTCCCACTGGGTCGCGTAGAGGAACTCCGCGATCGACTGCCCCGGCCAGGGCTCGACGAGGACGGGGGGCGGCGACACCTCGACGCGCACCCCGCCCTGGACCCGGTGCACGTCCAGCGGCAGCGACGAGATGAGGTTGGCACGCAGCCGCAGGGCAGCCCAGACCGCCGAGTGCTGCATCGCCGTGTCCTGGTTGACCAGGACCCCGCCCGACTTCGAGGTGCCGGCCCGCTGTCGCTCGGCGAGGAGCAGGGCCTCCAGGGTGGACTCGCGGACCGCGCGGCCGAGCAGCACCGACCAGGCGGCCGCCGCCCGGTCGGCGAGCCGGCCGCGCGAGCGGGGGACCGCCTGTCCGCGGCGAGGGGCGCGGTCGGCCACGGCTCACCCCTGTCGGCTGCGGTCGGGCTGGCGGGCTGGGCTACGGGCCGGCCGGGTCGTCAGGCGAAGCTGAGGGACAGGTCGTAGTCCGGGTTGCGCAGGGCGCCGTGCTCGATGGCGTGCCCGCCGGCGGCGACGGCGAGGATCGCGGCGATCGAGGCGTCGATGAGGACCCCGTCGCGGCGCTTGACGGCCCGCAGGTAGTGCTCGACCGTCCCCGCACCGCGCTCGAGCCCCGAGTCGAGCCCGTCGTCGGGCCTGTCGTCGAGATCCTCGCGCGGCGGCTTGCGCTTGCCCTTGGCCAGGGCGGTGTCCTCGACGTGGCGGGTGAGTCGGGGGTCGCCGTCGTGGGTCAGCTCCCCGGCCCGCAGGGCGGTGCGGAACCGCTCGATCGCGGCGTCCATCCGCGTCTCCACGGTGGTGGGGAACTCCACGACCCGCTCCCCGTAGAGCCCGGCCCAGGTGTCGAGGTAGTCCTGCCACCGGTAGGGGTCGGCGAACATCACCGCGACGTCGTAGGCGTCGAAGGCTGCCCGGACCGCGGCGTCGACCTCCCCGCGCGGCACCCGCCCCGACGGGTGCTCGGCGGGCACCCACAGGTCCAGGGCGTGCAGGCGGCGGTCCCGCAGCCGGTAGGCCCACAGGGCGGTGGCGTCGCGGGAGCGGGACCCGTCGAAGCCCAGCGCGACGAGGTCGCCGGCGACGAGCGGGTCGTGGTCGGGGTGGCCGGGGCCGCGGGCGGCGGCCGCCCACACCGGCGGGGACGCCAGCGGCTTGGACCCGGCGGTGACCTCCTGGAGGTAGAAGCGGCGGACCTCCGCCTCCCCCATCGACGGGTCCCGGATGTCCCCGGCGACCCGCTCGCACACCACCCACCCGCCACGGCGGACGCTGGCGTCGCCGTACAGGTGCTCCAGCTCGTCGAGGACGGCCGGGCCGTCGTCGAGCGGGACCCGGCGGCGGGAGCGGCGGAACGTCACCCACACGTCGTCGACGACGCCCCGCTCGACGGCCTCGTGCTGCTGCTGCGCCAGGGACGCCTCGGTGGGGTCCCACGGGTTCGTGACCTCCGCCCAGGACCCGCCCATGCCACCGACGTTGCGCTTCAGCGTGCGCCCGAACGCCACCCCGCCGCGGCGGCCGGTGCCGACCATGAGCCCGGACTCGGTGATCCCGACGAACGTGAACCGCCCGCCGAGGCGACCCCACGCAGTCGCGGTCAGCGGCTCGATCTTCGCCCCGCCCGGCAGCAGGATCTCGTCGAGGTTGACCTGCACCCCGGGCAGGTCCACCAGCACCGAGTCCCGGATCATCGTCTGGATGGGCAGCCACGTGTTGTTGGTCTGGTCGTCATTCAGCGCGGCGATGGCCACCCACGGCGAGGGGTGCGGGCGGGCGACGGGCTCCCCGTTGGCGTCCCACCCGGCGAACTCCACCGGTCCGAACGCGTGCGCGAGGGACCGGGTCGCCAGCGTCGGGTCCTTGCCGGCCTTCTGCGGGGCGATCCACTGGTCCCCGCGGTAGCGCCGGGCGGCCGCCGTCGGGGCGTCGCCCGGGGCGTCCGGGTGCAGCCGGTAGGCGTGCAGCAGGTGCCGCAGCTGGTCGTCGGTGTACCGCCACGGCCGCCCCGCCCGCGGCCCGTCCGGGAGGCGCAGGGTCCCCTCGACCCACTCCGCGATCGCGTACCCGAGGGTCGGGAACTCCCCGGGCTCGCGCGGCCCACGCCACGGCACGGGCTACTCGACCGCGCGCAGCCGGCGCGGCCCGTCGGTCCCGGTCGCCGCCGCCACCTCGCCCGCGGCCGGCGCGCCGGCTTCAGAGGCCGGGTCGCCGATGACCCACAGCAGCAGCCGCATCGCCTTCGGCGTCAGGCCGAGCCGGTCCTCCAGCGCCGTCACCTGACCCTGCAGCGTCGCCGGTGCCGTCCGGGCCTCGGCGCGCACCAGGAGGCGGGAGTAGCGGGCGACCGCCGCGTGCTGGTCCTGCTCCTCCCACACCACCGCCTGCGGCTTGCCCCACAGCCCCGCCCACACCACGAGCTCCCGCTTCGTCGGCCGGGTCAGCGGCCACGCCGGAACCGGACCCTCACGGCCGGCCGCCGGCAGAACCCGGACCCCGACCGACGACCCGGGCTTGCGCCGCGTCGGACCAGCGAAGGACGGAGGCTGCGGCATGGCCCCTCCTGACATCACCCCGGGCAGCGGGAAGATCGCGGACGAGAGTTGAGG